GAGGGCTTGCATGACCTATCCGTATTCATCGGTTGTCGCTGGTATGGCTGGTCAATACATGGAAGACGTGATGAAGCCTTTGCAACGATCTGTGTCTTATGGTGAGCTAGAGAAACATCCGATTGCTAGGACTAACAAGGAGCGAAAAGTTGCGGCTAGATACCTTGCTGGTCACAGCTACGACAGCATTGTGGAAACTCTGCCAAAGGCGGCTGAAGCAATGAAGTGGATACAGTCGTGCACCAATGTACTCAGCAAGCAAAACAAGCTGGTCAACTGGACTTCGCCCAGCGGCTTTAGGGTCTTCCACAACTATCTGAAGCGAGACCGAGTAGAGACCAAGATATTCTTGTTTGATACAGCGGTGGGCGAGAGGACTAGGTCTAAAGTTTCTCTATCCATGGACACAGGTAAAGTGGATGTCAGGAAGAATACAGCCAGTGTAGCGGCTAACCTTATACATTCTTTAGACGCCTCTGGTATGGCAAAGACAATTGTAAAACTTTTAGATGCAGGTGTGACTGAAGACTTCTTTATGATCCACGACAGCTTTGCAATATCAGGAGATGTGGACGACCTCTACTATGGGGTGCGTGAAGCCCACATTGAGATGTATGAAGCCGAAAACCTGTTGCTAAAGTGGCAAGAAGAACTCAGGCAACAGCTGGATCATCCGTTTGACTTTGAGAAGGCCAATGTAGACCCAATTCCACAAATGGGAAACCTTAACCTACTGCTGATTATGGAAAGCCAGTTTTGCTTCAGTTAATACTTATGTCACCCTTCAGAAGCCCCTAGAGTCCACCTCCTCCTCCTAAGACTCTAGGGACTTCTCCTCCCAAACATAAAAGGCCATCTCTAGTCATCTAGGGGTGGCCTTTTTAACTTTAGAAAGACAAAAGCATGGCTAAAAAACAAAAGATAAACTTCCAGACACCAACTGGCGTGGCTAAGTATCCGCACCTATTGAAACCTGACACAGCCTTCGACAGTGAAGGTAAGTATAAGTCAGAACTGTTGCTGTCTCCAGAAGACGCAAAGCCCTTGATTAAAATCATTGAGGATGCGGCAAAAGAAGAACATGGGAAGGCTAACTATAGAGTTCCTTATCAAGTAGAAGAAGAGACTGGGGAAGTAGCATTCAAACTACAGTCCAAATATATGCCTGAGTTCTATGACACAGCTGGTCAAAAAGTCCCGACAAACGCTTTACCACAAATTGGTGGTGGTAGTCGTTTAAGACTGAAAGGCTTCTTAAATGTCTACAAGGTCAGCGGTCAGGCTGGAGTGGCAATAACACTTCAAGCTGTCCAAATTGTTGAGGCTGTCCAAGGAATGAATGGAACAGGCTTTGGTGCAATCGAGGAAGGTGGGTTCACTGTGGACACATCAGCAATGGATGCACCATTCGCACCAACAGGAAACGCAGACAACTTTGACTTCTAACCATAGATACCGAGGTATCAAAGAAGGCTACAGGTCAGGTCTTGAGGTTGGGGTAGCAGAAGAACTCAGGAGATTAGGTATTCCATTTACCTACGAAACTGAGAGACTGTCCTACCTAATCCCAGCGCGGACTGCCAAGTACACTCCAGACTTCATTCTCCCGAAGGCTGGTGGTGTATGGTTCTTAGAAACCAAAGGACGCTGGGTGACTGCTGATCGACAGAAACATGTGTTGATCAAGAAGCAACTACCTGACCTTGACCTACGTTTTCTTTTCCAGAATGCAAACGCGAAACTGTATAAGGGGTCTAAGACTTCTTATGCTGACTTTTGCATCAAGAATGGTTTCGAATGGGCACATAAGCGAATACCATCAGAGTGGATTGAGGAATGCCACATCGGCATGAAGCAAGCCAAATAAAGAGAGCAGAGGGCGGTCTTAGGATCGCCCTTTTTTACTTTAAGGGAAGCAACAAATGAATGAACAAGAAGAGAGCACTTTTGTGTCTCACGAACAATGCGATGCCTGTGGGTCATCGGATGCAAACAGCCTTTACAGCGATGGACATATGTTCTGCTTTAGCTGTCTAAAACACACCCCAGCTGAAGGTGAAATAGCACCTGTTGAAAAGACAAATGCAGCTAACTCTTTTTTGAACGGCGATTACATGGAATTAAGGTCACGAAAGTTGACTGAAGCTACATGCCGTAAGTTTGGTTACTTTGTGACTAAAGACAGCAAAGGTGAGCCAATACAGGTAGCAACCTTCAAGGATGCCAAGGGTAAGACAACAGGCCAGAAGATACGCACTAGAGACAAGCAGTTTCCTACCATTGGAAAGATCACTGGTCTCTTTGGTATGCACCTTTGGTCAGCTGGTAAGAAGCTGGTGATTACAGAAGGTGAGATAGACGCCATGAGCGTCAGTCAAGTGCAACAGCATAAATTCGCTACAATATCCGTTAGGAATGGCAGTGCTGGAGCTAAGAAGAACTTGTTGGAGAACATAGATTACCTCAACAACTTTAAAGAGATAATCTTAATGTTTGATCAGGATGAAGCTGGACGTAAGGCCGCCATTGAGTGTGCTGAAGTCTTGCCCATTGGTAAAGTTAAGATTGCTGTCTTGCCACACAAGGATGCTAATGAGTGTCTTGTGGAAGGTGAGGCTGGAGCGATCATCAATGCCATACATCAGGCGGCTGACTACAGACCTGATGGCATAGTTCAGATGTCTGACATGAGAGAGACTGTAGCAACTCCAGACGCTGAGAGCCCAATGAAGTACCCATACCCAAGGGTAAACAACATGCTCAAAGGTATACGTCAGGGAATTGTGACTATAGTGGCTGGAAGTGGCACAGGTAAGTCTACATTAATCCGTGAGATTGCTTACAACTTACACATGACAGGAACACGGGTTGGCATGTTGATGCTAGAAGAAAGCACTAAGAGGACAGCCCAAGGTCTCGTAGGTCTCCATATCAATAGAAACATTGTGATTGATGAGGATGCGGCAACACCAGAGGAGATAAAGACTGGCTTTGACGACTTGCTGTCTCATGGTCAAATCTACCTCTTTGATCACTTTGGGTCATTTGACATAGACACCATTTGTAATCGCATCAGGTACATGAAGCATGGGCTTGGGTGTGATGTCGTCTTCTTAGACCACATTAGTATTCTCGTTAGTTCGTATGCTGGTGCAAGCGACAACGAGAGGGTGCTCATAGATCACATCATGCACACTCTGACAGTCTTATGTACTGAGTTGGACTTAGCGTTGATCCTTGTGTCACACTTAAAGAGACCAAACTCCGAAAGAGGACACGAAGGTGGCGACAGGGCACAGCTGTCACAGCTCAGAGGAAGCCACAGCCTAGCACAGCTGGCGACTGCTTGTATTGCTATGAACGTGGACAGCGAAGACCCCACATCAGGCAAGCGAGAACTTGTCGTATTAAAGAATAGGCATACAGGATTTGTAGGCCAAGCGGATGAACTTCAGTACAACCGCGAAACAGGCAGACTTACTGCCACAGATAGTAACTTCGGTTTCTAAAAACTCCCCCAACTTAAAACATTAGTAAAGCAAAGGAACACGTATGCGTGGTTTATCAAGCACGTCTCGCGAGGCGTATGCAAACACAGATTTAACAAAGAATACTAGGATGGTCTTTGATGTCATCCAAGCGGCTGGAGACAAAGGTTGCATCAGTGCACAGGTACAGCTGGCACTCAAGCACATGCCGTATGGCTCAATCACCAACCACTTTAAATGGCTGAAAGACGCTGGGCTTATTGAAGTCATAGGGAAGCGCAAAAGTCCGTATGGACGCAATCAGCAAATCTTCAAAGCAACAAGACAACTCAATGCACAAGGGGAGCTATTCAGATGAACACTACAGGCATCCATGAATACACTATGAATGAATATCAAGCAGATGCGGCGTCAACAATGATCTACAAATGGAAGGTCATCTATCCAGCTTTAGGTCTGGCAAATGAAGCTGGTGAAGTGCTTGGTAAAATCAAGAAACTTATCAGAGACATGGACATTACTTTTGATGGTATTGATACAATCCCAGCGCAAAAGAAAGCTGAGATATGCGACGAGTTAGGAGATGTGCTTTGGTACATCGCGGCTTTATCTAAGGACTTAGGCATTACCATGAATGAGGTAGCCGCCATGAACCATGAGAAGCTACAGTCTCGAAAGAAACGTGGCGTTATCAAGGGCTCTGGTGACAAGCGATGAGTCGGTGGGGCTTTGATTTAGAGAGCAACGGCCTCTTAGATACCATCCATACTATCTGGTGCATTGTCTGCCGTGAGGTGGACACTGGCGAGGTACGCACGTTTAACCCAGACCAGATCGAAGACGCACTTGAGCTACTAGCAAATGCTGATGAGATCATAGGTCACAACATTATCGACTACGACATCCCAGCGATACAGATTGTATATCCAGAGTGGACAACCAAGGCCAAGGTAACTGACACTTTAGTTCTCTCTCGCCTTATACATGGAGACCTCTTCAATGAGGATGCTGAACGCAACTTCAGTGTTGCTAAGTTTCCAAAGAAACTCTGGGGAAGCCACAGCTTAAAGGCTTGGGGTCTTCGCCTTGGTGACTTCAAGGATGACTACGATGGTGGGTGGGAAGCCTACAATGAAGAGATGATGTCATACTGTGTCCAAGATACCCAAGTGACTGACACTCTTTACAAGAAGTTGATGAAGACTGAGCCTACTCAGAAGTCTATCGACCTTGAGCATCGCATGGCATCCATCTGCCGTGAGATCGGTAGTAATGGCTGGACATTCGATGAGAAGAAAGCTGGTGAACTCTATGCTGAACTAGCACAGAAACGCCATGTCATCGAGGAAGACTTAAAGGAACTGTTTCCACCTTGGGAAGTTACTGAGGACTTCTATCCTAAAGTCAACAACAAGACCCGTGGGTATGTTAAAGGTGAACTGTTTGTTAAGTCTAAGACAGTCTACTTTAACCCAGCGTCTAGGGTGCACATCCAGAAGTGCCTAGTGGACAAGTACAAGTGGAGACCAAAGCAATTTACGCCTAATGGTCAAGCTAAGATCGACGAGACCATACTAAACTCCCTTCCGTATCCAGAAGCCAAAAGGTTAGCATCATACTTTCTCTTGCAGAAACGAATAGGAATGTTGGCAGAGGGTTCAGCCGCATGGATCAAGAAGTGCAGTCCTGATGGCAGACTTCGGCATAGACTAAATAGCAATTCCTGTGTCAGTTCGAGAATGTCAGCCCAAAGTCCAAATCTACAGCAGATACCATCCGCAAACTCACCCTATGGTAAAGAGTGCCGAGAGTTGTTCACAGCACCAAGGGGTTGGTATATCTGTGGTACAGACCTTTCTGGTATTGAGTTGCGGTTGTTGGCTAGTTACTTACACCCCTACGATGGTGGTGAGTATGTTAAAGTTATACTTGAAGGCGACATCCACTCATACAATGCGAAAGCATTTGGAACATCACGTTCTGTAGCCAAGACACTGATCTACTCCATTAATTATGGTGGTGGTGATGCATTAGTTGGCAAGGTTGCTGGTGGTGGTAGGGCTTTAGGTAAGAAGCTAAAGGACAAGTTTTTTAAAGAAGTTCCAGCATTTGCAACTTTAAACAAGAACTTAGAAACAGCTTCTAAACGTGGATACATCAAAGCCCTAGATGGTCGAAAGCTGACTATACGAGGCAACTCAAGCCATCGCTGTCTTTCGCAATTACTTCAGTCAGCTGGCGCGATTGTTGCAAAACATTGGCTCATGATGACCTACGACACAATCAAATCAAAATATGGCGAGGACGCTTTCATAATGGGCATGATCCATGACGAAATGCAGATCGCCTGTAAGACAAAGGAGATTGCCGAAGATGTCGGAAATATCGCTGGAACAATGGCACAAGAAGCTGGCATTGCTCTCGGACTTAACATTGCCACTGAAGCAGAATATTCCGTGGGCAGAACTTGGGCTGACACGCACTGAGAAGAACGATTACTTAGAGAACTTATTGCTTCTCTTTATAGTTATTGACCGTGCGTGGCGTAAGCCATTCACAGTCAAATCAGACTTCGCAAGAGTAGGAGCACTACACGTTGCCATAGCGGCAAGTGAAGGCTTCATAACAAACCAAATAGATGAAGATAGCTGGGGTAATCGTTGGTTCGTAACCCTAGACGGACAGGATATACATGAAGAAATCAGCAGAACTCTTAAACAAGTCATTTACGCGCCCCACATTACTCATTGATGGTGACTTGTATCTTTTTAGATCGGCTATTGCTGTCGAGCACGAGATAGACTGGGGTGATGACGTATGGTCACTTTCTACAGATTTAAAAGCAGCTAAAAAACTTTTCGTATCGACAGTTGATGCGTTCAAGAAAGAGCTGGTTGTAGAAGATGTAATTGTGACCATATCAGGCCAGAATAACTTCCGTAAAGATATTTTGGATACCTACAAAGGTGGACGTAAGAAAGTCCGTAAGCCTGTAGGATACAAAGCCCTCGTCGAGTGGGCAATGGAAGAATACGATAGCATCATGGTGGACTGCTTAGAGGCCGACGATGTCATGGGCATCATGGCTTCTTTACCCAACACCGAAGCAATCATTGTCTCTGATGACAAGGACATGAAGACTATCCCATGTCGTCTTTACAGGCCAAACGACAATGAACGGCTGGTCATTAGTGACATGGAAGCCAACAGGAACTTCCTTATCCAAGCCCTGATGGGTGACATGACTGATGGTTATGGTGGATGTCCAAAAGTAGGCATCAAGACAGCTGAGAAGATACTGGGAAACCATCCGACTTGGGATGCTGTCGTCAAACAATATCAAAAAGAAAAACTATCAGCGGACTATGCGCTGACACAAGCACGTATGGCTCGGATTTTGCGCTGTACGGATTGGGACAACGAAAAAGGTGAGGTCATACTATGGAAACCGATAAGATAGATGAAGCTGTAAACAAACCACCTCATTACAACACAGGATCAATCGAATGCATCGACGCAATGCAAGCGATGGCTGATGGCTCTCTAGTCTGGGGTCACAATGCGTACCTCTGGCAGAATGCTTTCAAGTATCTGTGGCGTTGGCCTTACAAAAAGAAACCCGTCGAAGACCTCAAGAAGTGCCGCTGGTACTTGGATCGACTTATTGAACTCATTGAAGAAAAAGAAGAAACACTATGAACAACTTATTGCCTACTGACTACCAGTCCTTCATACACACCAGCCGCTATGCCAGATGGATAGAAGATGAAGGAAGACGAGAGAGCTGGACTGAGACTGTCTCTCGCTACATGGACAACGTGGTGAAATCCCATGTTAGCCGTGAGATTGCTAATGAGATTGAGCAAGCAATATTAAACTTAGAAGTGATGCCTTCTATGAGGTCATTGATGGTGGCTGGTAAGGCTTTATCGCGCGACAATACAGCAGGATATAATTGCTCCTATACACCTATAGATCACATGAGATGCTTCGATGAAGTCTTATTCATTCTACTTTGTGGCACAGGTGTCGGCTTCTCTGTCGAAAAGAAGTATGTCGATAGCCTACCAGACGTACCTACGCTGACAGCTGGTGACTACAGGATTGTTGTAGAAGACAGTAAAGAAGGCTGGGCGAAGGCATACAGGGAACTCATTGAAGAACTTTACAACCACGGCAACATACCGACTTGGGATGTTTCTAATGTTAGACCAGCTGGTGCACGATTAGCCACATTTGGTGGTAGGGCATCTGGTGCTGAACCATTAGTTGAACTGTTCGAACACACCATAGACACCTTCAAGAAAAAGCAGGGTAGCAAGCTGTCTTCTTTAGATGTCCACAGTATCATGTGTATGATCGGGTCGATTGTTGTGGTAGGTGGCGTAAGACGTTCAGCGATGATTAGTTTAAGTGATCTATCAGATGACGAAATGCGTACTGCAAAAAGTGGCGAATGGTACATCGACAACCCACACCATGCTCTAGCTAACAACTCAGTGGCATTCGAAAGCAAGCCCAGCGGTGTAGACTTCATGAACGAATGGGCTTCACTTGCGGCCTCTGGTTCTGGTGAACGTGGTATATTCAATAGACAGGCGGCTAGAGACAAAGCCCAATACGATGGTTATAGAGATAGCAACTGGGAATTTGGGACTAACCCATGTTCGGAAATAGTGCTTCGAGGACAGCGTCTTGAGGAATACACAGACCCTGAGACTGGTGAAACTAAGACTAGAGGTGTTGTCGGCACTGGTGGTCAGTTTTGTAATCTTACAGAAGCTATCATTAGGGCTACAGATACTGAAGCTGACATCTCGAACAAGATAAGACTTGCGACTA